CATAGTCATCGTATCTTTCAGCTCTTCACATTGATAACCTTTATTCAAGGTTCTCTGGGCATCATCATATACAGATACTTTCTTTGGTTTACCATCAGTACCTTTCTTGTAGTCCTGATGTCTATTGTATTTTTGTTGTGTCATTCAGCTTTCTCTCATCATTGGTTATTCATCATGCCTTGTACAGCATCCATGTCTATCCCAGCTTCACCTGCCATTTGCATAGCTTGTTCTGGGTTCTGTATCGCAGCTTGAGCTAATTGCTCGCCTTGCGCTTGTATCTCAGACTCATCTTTCTCATCTTGCTCTGAGTCTTGGTACAAGTCTTTAAAGTTTACAGGAATTTTAGTAGGAATTTGTGCTCCTTCCGTCCCTGAAGCTTTGATAGCTATCTCAGCCCATTTACGATTTGACTCATCTTCAGCTTCTAACAACTGTCGCTTATTATCAATCTTCTTATTATCAACTTCAGCTTTAACAAAACTAATGTTGGCTTCTGATGTTCTAGCTTCTAACTCAACTTTTGCTAACTCAATCTCTTTAGCCTTAGAATCCATTTCACTAGCTTGTTGTTGCTTCTGTTGAATCTGCTGTTGAGCTTCCTCATTAGCAGGATCAACTAAGAATCTAGTAGGATCTAAACCCATGTTAGCCAATATATCAGTTGCAAGATTAAAGGCAGCCATTGGATTAACATAAGCAGAAGCCTCAGGGTCAGCAGCCATCATAGGAAGTAATTCGGCTACTTGACTCAACTTAGCTCCAACGTTTTGATTTGAGTTCTCTCCAAGATTCGCTTGAATCTCAATGTCCATATTAGCAGGCATCGTTTGAAGCTCTTCAAGAGTTAATGAAGCATAACCTTTATCCGCCTTATACATCATAGGGTTCTTAAGATTAGTTCTCATTTCTTTAAGTATGCCTCTACAAAGGTCTTTAATTCCACTCTCAACGAAACGTCTAGCGATATGCTCGACACGAATTTGAGCAGAGTTCTGAGCACCAGCCATCTTCTGTTCAGAGTTTCCTGATACGAATAACGTGTCATTCAAACCCATGGCAGTCTTAGTTAGACCAGTAGATTGTTCTTTCTGAAGGCCTAGGAATTCTAACATTCCAGCAGTACCTGGGCTTATAGGCTCAGGCTGTAACTGTTGGATCGCATTTGCAGGAGATCCATTAGTAGCAATGATTTGTTTAGGTAAAGGGTTCTGTAGTGCAGCAAAGTCAACAACATTTGGATCTGCCAACGTACGTCCATAGTTACCGAAGTAAACATTCTCAACGAATCCACGCATAATAGCAGTAGTCGCTTGAGTCTGTGGGCGTGCCATATCTAACAGAGATAATCCATAAAACTCATGAGGAATCTCAACTGGATTCAACATAGCTATAGGAATATAAGAAGCATCTTCTTCTTCCAAGATTGTGTTACCAGCTTTGATAACATGCTTTAACTCAGCAATACCATCACCATCACGATCGGATCTAATCCAACATTCGATTACAGTAATAGAGATGTTAGCTTCGTCTGCATCATCATCAGAGTTAATCCAGTTATCTTGTCCAGCTGCTTGCTTACGAGCAAACGATTCAAGAGACCATTCAGAATCTCTGAAAGAAGCTTCTTCACCAATCTCAGATAAGTTTCCATTGAAGTCAGGCCAGTTACGTCTAATGTCAGATCTAGTCATATCTGTCACTAATCCAACAAATCTAGCTTCAGCTATGGATTCTGCATCTTTGTCAATAAGGAAAGACTCTGGTGGAATATTCTTAATCTTAACGCCAGACTTATCAATCTTACGTCTTAATCTAACATTCTCATATGTAATGCTTTCCATACCATCTGTGTTGAAAAAAGCATCCTCTTGAAGCTGTAGGTCACCAACAATTTCAATGTTACCATCTGATAGAATTTGATCTAGAACGGCTTCTTGAATCGTATCGTACTCTTCAACTTCATAGTCGAAATCTTCTTCCCAACCCCAGGTTAGCGCACTGTTTCCGAATACGACTGCAGATTTAATCCATGTCTCTAGCTTAGTCCAGCCATCTGAATTGGAATTAAATAGGCAGTAGTTAACTACGTCCGAAGCAACCTGGGAGGCCTTTATAGCGGCCACTTCGTTGCTGTACGGAGTGAATAATGCTAACTTATTGTTATCAAGTAGTAACTTAGTTAACAGTGCGGTGTAACCCTCTGCAATCTCTGCAGAATCTGAAGAAACAATCTTAGATACGCCTTGAGGAGATAAATCGCCTTTAGCCTCTAAACTCATTTCATAAATTGAATTCTCTCTTCTCTTTGATGCATCTGACGATCCAGTATAACCACCTGAAGCGTTACGGATATTTCTGTCAATCGACTCGACCAACATGTCATCATCTACTTTCTCTATCTTATGCTTGCTCATTCGCTCTCTCGCTTATAACCATTTAGTATCTGGGATTTTATATTGAGAGTTTAACTCTCCCCAACTAAAGGTTTGGTTTGTTAGTGCATGACCATGTGTTCGATAAGCCTCGCAAGTGATTGCTAAACTCATCACCATGTCGTCATGATGGCCTACTGAGGCCTCTGCCTTTCCATTTGGTGTGATAATGAAGTTTCTTAATTCTTCTATTGCCATAGCACTTGGAATTGCAATATCCTCGTCCTCAATCATTCGTCTTAAATTAGATATGATTGGGGCTCTGGTTGCTGCTGTTGTCTTAAATCCCAAATGGTTTATGCTATCTGGGATTGTGTTTGCTGTCTTTCTTTGTTGATATAAATTAGGATAGTTCATTCCAAATAATTGTTGTACAGTCGCCACACCAATCGAGTTAGCTTCTGGACAGATCAAACCATTGTTATACCATCTTCCTAAATAGAAAAGAATCTTTCCGTACTGCACTGGGTCTGTCTTATTACTTCTGTATATCGCAACAACTTCCCTATCGGAGTTCATTACGGTTGCTACAGAGTAATCCCCTCTCACACCTAACGCAACATCTGCCCCGATTAAATATTTTGAATCTTTAACGGGAGCACTCCATATAGATAACTGTCCCTCCGTCTGCTCATCAAAAGCAGTAAATTCGGAGTTAAATTCTCTTTGGCTTACTGGTGTTTGCGGAACAAACCTGTCAAGGGTTTCCTTGCTAAACACAGAGCTACCACTTTGTAGAAAGCTCTCTTCAGCTGTAAACGGATATTCCTGTTTGAAGATATCAGTACTCGTTTCCGAAATCTTGATCCTTCTCCAGAAAATCTGCTCATCATCTAAATCCCATCGGTTCTTTATCTCAATCTCTTTGTGAGAGAGTTCCAAGGATTGAGGGCACTTTAGGCGATACTCATCTTGGAAATACCATGGAACAAAGAGGGGCGTGAAGTTACCCTCTCCCTTCTCTGCCTTATTCCACAGATCGTAATAAACACCCTGTGCTCCATTAGACGTGCTATTGATAATAATAATACTACCTTTAGTCAACGCCACAGACTGAAACAGTCCTGCCATTACCTTCTCAGCATTCTGGAAGAAAGCCGTTTCATCACATAGAAGCGCAGTATTTGTAGTACCCCTTCCTGGATTATCTGCTCCTGCAGTGAATAATCTAAACTTAGAATCATTCTCTTCAAAGACCATTTCTCTCTTATTCGATATCCCTAGCTTTGGTTTAAGATTCTCTGGAAGATTCTCCCAGAATGTCTTACTCATGCTAAAGATACTTTCAGTAGTGGGTTTATCCAAGCTAATAATTACAGCTCTAGTGTTCTTATAGAACAATGTTCTGTGGAATATTAATGCTGAGGAGATCGTTGAAAACCCAGCTTGTCGATACTTACTGATGATCATTCGGACGTATCCGATTTCCTTCATCTGTCTTATGTACTCGTCAACAACAATCTTCTGTGCCGTGTTGATCTTTAGGGGAATTAATCCCTTATCTGCATCCTTTGGATAAATCAGCAAAGCTTCTTCAATGAAAGCCAATGGATCATTCATCCATCTATCCCATGTCTTACGCTTCTCTAATTCATCCAGCAGCTCAACTGCTTTGTAGTCGTCAGTCATTTAATCTTATTCTTAGAGCCTTTAGGTCTTCCTACTTTCCTAGCCTTTGTCGTTACAACTGGGTCCACACTATCCCTAAAACCTACTAACCATGCAACCATCTCTCTCATCATCTCAATCAGCTTATGCATACGTACTCCTTTATTCTTCGTTAACAATTCTTAATAATCTCTCTTCAATCTCTTTAGTAGAAATATCTGTAACCGCCCTATGCTTACTAATCTCTTTAGCATCCATGGTAGGTTCAATATATTTATTAGCTTCCTTTACACATTCCAAGGCAATCTTCAACCCCGTCATCGTATCCTCTCGCAACGCTTTCTCAGCAATTGCTGCCAACATCTCTCCATTACTCATCAACCGATCATTAAGATCAGCGAAGGCTTCCATTACAGTAGCACCAGTATTCTTATTCTTATTCTTAGATCCCTTAGGTCTTCCACCAGGATTCCCTGATACCCCTGGCTTGAAACGAGTTTTCATCCCAAGCTCAACTATTGAGGAGTTACCTAGCTTCTCTTGAAGCATAGGAACCAATACAGCATCAGGGTTCTTGACCAATAATGCTTTGTTTAATTTACGATTAACCTTGTCCTCTTCTCTTTTGCCTAATGCCATTGCCGCTCTCCTATATATTAAAGTTGTAGATTATAAGCTATGCAAGCTATGCTTATTTCATCAATGTGTTACGTGGTCTCAGCAAGCTATGGTTACA